CACGGTTGTTTATCTGCTTGATAATAGACTCAAGATATTCTACCTTTTGCTCTTGCGCTCCAATTTTAAGAGAAGCGTCAATGATGTCATCATCAGAGTCAATGTAAGACGGAATGTCTTGTCTCAGTATCTTCAATGGTTGCGGTTCCCATCCATACTGCTTTAACTCAGTATCGTCTAGTTCGCCTCTATAATACTCAGTCTTTAACTTGTGTAGTTTTTTGTAATCAGCCTTCATCTTCTTTAAGAGATATCCTTCTCCCATATAGAACTTGAAGTACTTGTTGTGTAGTTTTGGTATCTCAGAGGATTCTCTAGATATGTTGATGGTGTCCACTGGTCCATCTTTTTCCCATTCTTTAATAATATCATCTATCTTCATAATATCTCCATAATTAAGTACATGTGCAACTATACTAGTCTACACTATATTCAGTAAAAAGTCAACTCTAAACTGTAATGCTATAGCCGCTATATTTAAACGTCACATCAAATGTAGGTGGTACTACGTCTGTATCACTAGTATTTAGCTGTATTGGTCCAATGCTAATTGGGAATACGTCTTTGAACAATAGTTTGATATTAGAGTTTTTGTTGCTATCCATTATGATCAAACTAGCGTCTGACATAGCGCCTTTACCATCTGATGTGACTTTAGTTGCACCGCCGACAGTAGGAGCATTGAGTCCTGCGTATCCTTCAAATCCCTCAGCACGTGTAACTGCATGTAGCCAATCCCAGCATTCTCTGAATGATGCAAGATTTTCATCAGCAACGAGAGTAGCATTTAAATCATCAAAGATAAGCTTATCACCAGGCGTGTAGACGTTTTTAAACGGAGTCGGTCTCTCTGCGGCACCAGAGTTAATACCAGGCACGTTGATCTGTTGAACATAGAACTCTGTGTTAGGCAATCTATTGATTATTAACTTGAACTCTAGTGGTGATAAAAAGTTTGATGTTGACATGATATCCTCTATCAAAGTTGTATAGTACTATTTATATAGCGTATGGTAGACGATAGCGAACTTTAGCGGGTCGCCTCTATTAAGTATCACGCCCCATGATACTCTGCCATACTGTTATATTTATACAGACAAAAAAAAGAGGCTCCGAAGAGCCTCTTAAAGTGAGTTGGGTTATTTCTAATCTTCCCGATCAGAGTCCCAATCTTATTTTTATAGCAAGTTAGTAACTGCTGTACGTCTGTAGTAGACGTTAGAGTTGGCAGTAAGTGCGCCAGATCCAACAGTTGCACCTTGTGCGAATGGGTTAGAAACCATTCCGTAACGAGTTTTGAAGCCCAGTTTTGACTGGAAGCTGTTCTCGCCAACTGCACGAACCATTTGTAACGGTACATATGGGCAATAGAAAAGACCAGCATCGAATGCGCTAGAACCTTTATAACCTACTACCATGTAGTTTGCACCGGCATATGGATCGATGTACACTCTAAAGCGACCGTTAAGAACACCAGCAAATGTGTTGCCTGTGTCATCTGGGTTCAAGTTGTTAGAGTTAAGTGCTGGAGTGTAATCAAGAACGCCAGCCATTTGAAGTGCAGAAGCAACATCAGATGAACATACGATCATGTTACCTTTTCCTCTACGAGTGTCTTTAGCGATTTGATTCGCTTCTTTCTCGATTTGGAACATCAAGCCCTTGAACTTCTCTACTGACCAACGGCCATTAGCGTCAACGTCAAGATTGAAAGTACCGTTAGATGCTACTCCGCCTTGTGAACCAGCTTTAGCATTCGTGTAAACTGTACGAATTACTTCACGGTTAATTTCAGCAAGCAACTCAGCAGACAACATGTTTGCTAACTCAGTCTCAGCATCCAAACCATGGATAGCTTTAAGGTCTTGAGCAAGCTCAGTTGTGTACTCAGCTTTCAAAGCACGTGACTTAGCAGTCACAGACACTTTTTCGATAGAGAAAGACATTTGAGCAAATGCGTTATTAGTCGCATCGCCAAGTGCTTCTGCATCAGTAGTAGCCATACCAGTACCAGTTGTTTCTGATCCTGCACCCAATGCGTTAGCATGAGTACCAGCACCGGAGTAATCGGTATCTGCTTCGCCGTAGAAGGCTTCTGGCTTACCAGATGTGTCTTCGTACTTAGAACGCATAGCGAAGATCAAGCCAGTTGGGCCAGTCATCGGCTGTACGCCTGCGATATCATATGCAACCAAGTTAGGCATTGCACGGCGTACTAGTGAGATCAGTACGGGATTGTAGTTTTGCACATCAGCAGTTGAGTTAGCTGGTGCGGCTTCCGAAAGCAAAGATCCAGATGTTCCAAGGCTTTCACCTTCTCGCATGGATGTTTCTGTATTCTCCAAAAGAGTTGCCGTTACGGCCGCTCTGTGAGAATCTTGGATGCCGGGCAGAGCGCCATGCTCTAGAATCGGCTTCCACTTTTGCATTAGTTCTTCATTTCTCATTGTGGTTCTCCTTTTTTGAGATTTTACTTAGTATTATTTATAAAAATTTATTTTGCGGCAAAGCGGCCAAGCGATTCCGCATAACGAGCAACATCTGGGTCAACATATGTTACTTGCTCTGCTTCTTCCGCAGTCTCTTCTTGTAGAAGATCGGTTTCGTCTTCTTGCACAGGAGCAGGAGCTTGTTCAGCAAAGTAAGAAGTTTTAATAGCTTCCATCTTAGTTGCAAACTCTTCTACTGATTCGTAAGACACGCCTTCTGAGAGAACACGCAATTTTTCGACTTGAGTGTCTGTTAAGTCCTCAGAAATAGTTTTGAATGCGATATCAATATCAGACTTTTCTTTCGCTTCACGAACTTCAATCATTTGCTCAACGATGTCGTTGTACTTAGAAGTAGACTCTTCGAGTTTAGCTTCCAATTCTGCAACTACATCGACTTGCTCATCATCGATTTCCATGTTATGCTCAATAACAAGACCTTTGATACTAGTTAAAAGAGATTCAGCGACTTCAACTTTAATGTTGCTTTCGACTTCAACCTTGTTGTCTTCCATCCAGCTTTCTACAACGTAGTCTAGATATTGGTCAACTTTTTCAACTAACTCGTCTACAGTAACATTAACTTGCTCCTGCAGATCACTTTCAAACTTTTCTTCAAGTGAGGCTTTCTCAGCAGTCACTTTCTCTTGTACAGCGGCTTCGAAGATAGCTACTGTTTGTGTTTTAAAATCTTCAGACAATTCGGTGCCTTCAAATAGACGCTCGACTGCTTCTTTCAGTCCTTCGTCATTTGAGCCCTGTGGTGTTTTAACATCGTCTTCGATGTTATCTGCTTTTGGATCGGCTGCCTTTTTAACAGCGCCTTTACGCTTTTTTACAGCGCCACCAGCGGGTGTTACAGGATCAGCCGCAACAGAATCTTCACCAGTTGCTTTGGCTTCGTCCAAGTCTAGATTTTTCTCTAGTTCTTCACTCATTTGGTTTCTCCTTTAATAGTAGGTGTTTATCTATTATATTTATAAAAATCATGTTTTTGACAATGAACTTACAAATTTTTCGAAAAGAGCGGCCGCCTTGATCTCTAGTTCCCTAGTAGATACTTTAGCAGTCTCTTTGATTTCCTCTTCAATCTGATCAAATGCATTTGCCATTGTCCACGAAGAAGATGCTACATCATAGATCCAGTCAACGCCTTCCATAACACCCTTAACGAATGCATCTGGAGCTGATGGATCTGCAACGATATCTCCGGCAGTAGCTAACATAAAGTCGCTCTGCACTTCCATAACGCCATCTTTATTCTGCTTAATAGAACCCATACCACGTGAAGAGATCCCTACGAGACCGCCCTCATCGATAAGATTTTTAACAATCTTACCCATAGGAGTTTCCATTATCTTTGCTCTTCCAACAATGTTAGAGCCTTCTTTTTTTAAATCTGTAAACATGTGAGACACACGATCTAGATTGATAGTAGGACCAGCAGGATGACCCAGTTCTCCGTATGCTCTATTTTTAGAAACATAAGATTCGTTGTAACGCTTAGTTTCTGCTTCTAAAATAGTAGCAGGATATAAACGTCCATTTCTGTTTTTGATATCACCTTGCATGATGATACCTTCAATGAAATAATTCTTTCCGGTCTTTTCGCCTTCTTCGTTTATAATATCTTCTTTGAGATACTGAACGTCTTCAACGATTTCTTTGATTAGTAATGTCATGTCACTTACCTGCCGTCATTGCAAATTGAACGATCTGCATAAACTTTTTACTATCGTCTAGCATGCCTTCAACTTTCTTTTTATTAGATCCATTCAACTGCTTGTGCATTGAAAGAATCATTGATGCTGTGGTTAAGTCGACCTTTTGCTTTTTACCGTCTTTAAACTTAACTTGTCCAATTGACTTTCTTTTTACGATACTAGCTAAATCTTCAAGAACACCTTCAACAATGACCTCTTCTTCAGCTTCAACGTCTTCGTAGACTTTCTTATCTTGACCTTCTTCACGATCAGCTTCACGCTTCTTTTTCTTCTTACCCTTGATCTCGCCAGAAAACTGATCATCTGGTGCGACAGGATGGTCACGCTTGTCAACGATATGTTTGTCTAAAAAATTCTGCTCATCTGGAGACTTTGGTTTATCTGTAGTCTCAGCAAGCATTTCCTTAAAGCTTTTCATTGTTGCCCCTTACTCTTCGGTTGTTTCCGCTTCTACGTCTACCTCAGGCTCTTCTATTTCTTCTACCTTGCCTGAAGGATAAATGTCAGCATATTTTGTTTCGATAGCAGATGTCATTTTGTCTGCCATAATATCTTGGAACTTAGACTCAAACTCTGTTGCATCTTTGTCCATCGCATGTTTAATTAAATCTTTCACACTCATTTACTATCTCCTTATCTATATAACTTTATTTATATTCTTTTACAACTAGTCTATACAATCTTATGTTCTGCGCCGAAATCCATGTCTGAACTAGAATCATCGTCATTATCAGAATCTCTTTCTTCTTCATCCTTAATGTCTTTATCCATAGTCTCGATTTCGTCTTCGTTCATATATAGCACATTCTTGCGTACCCAATTTTGTGAGTAATACTTGCCTGTGTACTCATCAATATCTCTGAGTAGTCCTAATCGTTCTCTTAAAATCTCACTTGTTTTCAATTCTTCAAAGTGATTATCACTCATGAAGTCATAACGGAGATTAGATTGAATTGTAGCCCAATCTTCAGGAGCAATCACTCCCTTTAAAATTAATTGCTTCTCTAGTAATTTATCAAATAGAGTAGAGAACCTTGCTCTTAGTCTACTAATAAACTTACTAAACTTGATCTCATCTCTTGAAATCTCTGATGCTCTTCCTAAAGAAAATCCTGCATCAGATTCCATTCTTGAAATGGGAACGTTCAAGGCTTTCATCAAACGTTTCTGAAAATACAGTACGTCATCTAATTCGCCTAAATTCTGTCCACCTGGTAGAGTAGTAATCTCTGTCCCTCTACCGCCTTCACGTCTTGGTAACCAAAAATCGTCCGTCATAGACATATGCCTACGATCATCTTTAACATCGCCTGTTGCCATATCATAGACTACACGATTTTTGTGTTTAGTCATCATATCACGTAGATACTGTTCTGCCTTCATCTTAGGCAAATTACCTACATCGATGTAAAAGATACGTCTTTCAGGCGCTCTTGAAATTCTGTAAATAACAACTGCGTCTTCCATCATACGCAACTGATTCAAAGGCTTATAAGCCTTGTGTAAATGTGATAGTACTAGTGTACTATTTTCGTTAAGTAGTCCAGAGTTGGCATTTACGATTGAGTCTTTTGCAATCTTAAGACCTGCCATTCCTCCCTGAGTACTACCATCTGCAAAACTTTGTGGCTTACTGCCACTGATATTATTGAATCCCTTCTCGCTATAAACATAATATTCGTTCTTAATCTTCTTCGCTATTGCTTGGTTGTCGTTTTGTCCAATTTTTTCGTTTTTATACTCACGTACTTTCCTAAGCTTGCCT